ATCACGGCCCATCAGGAACATGCGCGTGGAAAGGATCTCACGCGCGTAGTTGCCCGCGAAGTCATCCCAGGCGTCCGAGAACTCATACAGGCAACCGTTAAGAAAAAGGCCCCATGCAGGGCCGTCTTCGCTGGTGAACTCATGGTCCATGCCGTAGCCGAGAAGCGACGCCAGACGCGGTGAGACGATGCCCACCACGTCTGAAAGCCTTGTGTCTGTATCCCCATCGTCCCACGTGACGTTGAGCTTGCGGCGTACGGCGGCCATGACGTTGGATTGGATGATCGCCATGGCACGCCTGCTTAGGACTTGGTTACGGTGACCTTGTAGGTCGTGGAGTTGGTGCCGTCGCTCGCGACGATGGTCACGACGTTCTCACCAGCGGCCCACGTCGCGGAGCTGCCGGACTCTACCGTGGTCTCACCGACTGTGATGGTCACGGTCACGCCCTCATCGGCGGTCGCGGTGATGGTGTTGGTCGCGTTGGTGGTCGTGGCCGTGTACTCGGTCACGTCGGCGTCAAAAGCGGGGCTCAACGTCAGGCTGCCGATAGCGAGCGCCGCCAACTTAGGGTTTACGGTGTCACCCTCGCCGTCGTCAATGGTCTCGACGTTGTGGACGGCCACGGTGATGTACGCCGGGTCAAGCTCGGAGATATCGAGCAGGAGGGCGCTGGTGTTGTCGTAGGCCTTGCCGAATGCGTAGGTCACGACCTTGGCGCAACGCTGGTCTTCGAGGAACTTGTACTCGTCGGAGTACTCGATGCCACGGTTGCCGGCAACCAAGAGGTCGTACTCGTCAGGAAGGATGAGAAGCGCCTCGCCCTCCTCAATCACCTCGGCGGTGACCACGCGCGTGGGAACGGGGAACAGGTCATTGACGTAACGGCCCTCGGCGTTGAGCAGCGTGGTCGCGGGCATGACCTTGGTCAGGTAGTCCACGAGGTTGCACACGAGCGTGAGACCGGCCACGGACTGCTTGACGTGCCCCTTCTCGTCCTTGGCGAGCTTTGCCACGAGCGGGCCGTACTCCTTGGGCGCGAATCCGGTCACCTTGATGGCGTCCTTGCGGGGGTAGCCATCGGTGGTGGAGACGGTCACGCCGTCGTGAATGTCGCGGTCAAGGCCGATGGGCTCGCCACCGATGCCCTTGCCCGTGCAAACGCCGGCCTCCATGCCGCAAGCCATGGCCTCGGAGAGCACGGTGCGGATGTAACCATCAAGGAAGGTGGGGCCAAGCGCAAGCGTGTCGCGGTGGATGAGCATGAAGCAGGTCAGGCGCCCCTGACGGACGTTCACGACTTCGAACGCCGACTTGATCTCCTTGGCGATATCGGTCTCAATCTCGCCCCACCGCGCGAGCTGGCGCGTGTGCTTGTTGCGCAGCCACGTGGTGATGTAGCCGACGTTCTTGGGGCGGATGATCTCGAGCAGCGGGTGGCGCTCGGTAAGGTTCTTGAGAATCTCGTTGAAGATGGTCTCGGGGAGCATCTTGTCTGGAATGGTGTTGTCGTCGTTCTTGGTGATATCGGCGAACGCCTGCTTGGGATTCGGCGAGGCAAGCGCGTCGATAATCATCTGGTAGTACTCGGTCTCCTCGGTGGTGAGCTGGCGGAAGCCGCGCTGCGCGAGGATTACGCGGTCGTTGGACGCGATGGCGTCCTCGTACTCCTGCTTGACCGAATCGTGGATTGCGGTTTGAAGCTCGATAAAACCTTGTTCCACCGCCGCGGTGTCCTCGCCCATGAAAGCCTGGGCGAGATTGGACGCGGCGAGTCGCGCCGGGCCGTTGAGGTTGATAGGCATGCTAGCCCTCCTTACTTCTTGCTTGCTAGATTAGCGAATAGCTGAGAGATAGCGGATGGGTCGAAGGACTGCTTCTTCTCGTCCTCGTCCTCGTCCTCGTCCTCGTCATCCTTTTGCAGGATTTGCTCCATACAACGGGATGCGATTTCGTCAAGCTGCTCCTGCGTGATACTGATTTGCGCCACGAGATTTTGCGCCACGGCCTTGGTCCTCGGCTTGGCCGTGAGCAGCTCCATCACCTGCTTTGCGACGCTCTGGCTTGGCTCGTCGGACTGCTCTGGCTCATCAATCTCGGTCGCAAGCCCCCATTCGACGGCGGTCTCAGGCGAAACCCACGTCTCGGCGTCCATGACCTCGGTGAGCTTCTCAGGCGTGAGCTCGTCGGTCGCGCATGCGAGGTACGCCTTCTTCGAGAGCTCGGTGATGGTCTCCAAGTCCTCAGCCGCCTTGCGAAGCGTCTTGGGGTCGCCCTGCGCCATCATCGAGGCGTTGTGGAGCATGAGCATCGACGCCGGGCGCATGACGCGACGCGAGCCGGCCATGAAGATGACGGACGCGATGGAGCACGCGAAGCCCTCGCAGACGGTCGTGACCTTGGCCGGATGAGCGCGGAGGGCATTGTAGATGGCGATACCCTCTGCCACCTCGCCACCAAAGCTGTTGATGTGGACGTTGATTTCGCCCACGGTCTTCGGCAGGTCCATGAGGGCCTGCGCAATGTCGCTCGCGTCGGTGTCGGTGTCGGACTTGCCAAAGAGCCAATGGCCCTTGCTCACGTTTCCCAGGATGTGCAGGTCTGCGCTCGTCTCGTCACTGCTCGTCAAGAGCTGCATCGGCACTGCTGGAATCGTCATTGTTTTCACCTCCCCCGGCTCGCTCGTGGTTTTTGGTCATCTGGTATTCGTCCATCTCGGGCTTGCCGTCTACGCGGTCCTGCCCGGTGAACTCTCGGATTTCGTTGGGGGTGTCAATCATTGCGCCCACCAGCTTCTCTGCCTTGTCAGCCACGGCGAAGAGGTCAACGTGGCGGATGTGCGTCGTGTCCACACGCACGTACGAGCCTTGCCGCCACTGCATCGCGGTCATGGACTTCGCCGCAATCTCGTCCTCGATTGCCTTCGCGATCGGGTCGATGAAGAATGCGAGCATCGACTCCAAGACCGACTCGAAATTGTTGACGTTGCCCTCAAGGAAGCTTACGGGGATGCCCACGCAGTTGGCGACCGTCCGGAACGCCTCGGCGCGGATCTGCACCACATCGAGCGTGGACTCGCCACCGGAGTACTCGGGCTTCACGCGACTGAGCGACATGCCCTCGTAGAGGGGGATCGCAACGTCGTTGCCCTTGACGAACGGGCCTACCATGCTGTTGAGGTACTCGGAAATGGCGTCCTGCTCCTGCTGCGTGCCGGTGATCTTGGCGTCCATGTCGAGCAACCATCGGCGCGTGTTCTTGTCGCCAAACGCCTCGACAGCGCTCTTCGCCATCTCCTCGTATGCGAGGCTCATGGAATTCATGAGCGAGCGCCACTGCGTGGTCTCGGGCATGCGGAAGATGAACACCTGGTCAGCGTTGACCGGACCGCGAATCGCGTCGTACACGCCGTTTACGGCAATGTTCTCGTACGTCGTTGGTCGCCACCAGTCCTTGGTCGCACGCTCCTTGGCCTCTCGCGGCGTCCATGAGTCGGCAATCCAAAGCGCGTCGTGCGACGGGACCACCATGGCGCAGCGCTGGTGCGCGAAGAACATCTTGTCAACGAGCTGCGCGAAGAACTGAGAGCGCGATTGGTTCGGGTTCGGTCGAACGTTCCAAAGCCATTCCTCGTAGTCCTTCTCGGTTCGGTCAGAGCCGCGGACGCGGATGGGCGACTTGAGGATTCCCGCAATGGCGTACCTCGCGGCCACGTGGAGCGCGACGGTCATCCACTGGTACCGCATGGTCGTGGAGGCGGCACGCTCGATGGCCTCCGGCAGCGTCACGCGCTCGGGCGTGTCGGTGTCGGCACCGAGAATCACGTTGCCGAGAAAGTCAATCACCGTGGACATGGCTCACCCCCCTCATACGTGGTTGTGCCTGGTGTCAGAGTTTTCGATGACCAGGCGCGCAAAATCGGTCTCGTGCTCTGGTCGCTTGCCCTTGGTCGGCCATGCGTGCGACCTTGCTTGCGCTCGCGTCGGCGCATGGAGCTTGATGCCGTCCTCGTGCGCTCGCTCGTAGCACGCGAGAATCAGTGCGTCGGACAGTGCCGTTGCGTAGCGCATGGCAATGTTGAGCAGCTCTTGGAGTGTCATGGCTTACCTCCGCTCTGGCCGAAGAAGACGGGTGCGGCGAACACGAGCTGCACCGCCTTGGGCAGGTACTCGCGTGCCGAGAACGCGGCGACCAGCGCCATGAAGACGTCGGTCTTGCGCGAGTGCGGCGCAATCTTGCCGTACTTGAAGTTGTTGTTGGGTGCGGGCTCGACCTTGACGTTGTTGGCGCACCATCGCATGAGCGGTGAGTCGCCCCACACGATGGTGTGGTTCGCGAGTATCGAGTCGAGCACCGGATACACGCGCATGTGGTCACTCGGACGCACGATGTAGACTTGCTTTTTCGTCTCCTTGGTGTCCTTCACCGTCGAGTCGAGACCGAGTATCTCTTGCAGCTTTGGCTTGACGAGTCCAAGCCGGTACTCGTCCAAAGCGGCGATGACTATCTTCGCGCCGAGCTCGAAGGCAACGTCACGCGCCCACTGGCATGGCAGCTCGGGCGAGATGTCCACATCGTCAACGATAGTGAGCAGGCCTTGGGTGGCCCACTCGTCAAGTGGTGCCTTGACCTCGCCGGCATCGGCTGAGTGCGTACACCACCAGCCGTGATGCAAAACAACCCACTCGCCGTCCACGTCAAACAGCAAACACGCACCCACCATGTCGGTCGTGCGGGCGTAGTCGAGTCCGAACACGCACGGCCGGCCACGGAGCGCCTCCATGTCGAACGGGCGTGACGCCGCGATGAGGTTCTCACGCGTCGTGAGCGCTATGTCCTGCCGCGCGGTCGGGCAGTTGAATCGCTTGGTCGGAACCTCCGTGTGCTTCTGCGGCCGCTCGCACCAGTCGTTGTAGTCCTTGCGGTAGCGACGCAAGAGCTGCGGTCTCGGCTGCGTCACGAGCGCAGGGTTTGCTTTCGGCCACTTGCTCTCATCGTGAATCTCGCTTGCGTCATCGAGTGTGAACATCATGGGCAACATTCCGTCGTCGGCCATCTCGCCGCGAAGGATGCGCCTCGCCTTCTCCTTCTCCTCGTCCAGCGGCCCCTCGCGAACGTCACCGTCGGTCGTAATCTCGAAGATTCTGGCATCGTCCTTCTTGCCGAGACCGCCGATGAGGACGGCGATGAGCTCGTTACTCTCGTAGGCGTGTATCTCGTCCAGGAACAGCGCACCAGGGCGCCCGCCGTCCTTGCTGCCAGCGTTTGCCGTGAGGAACTTGAAGGTCGAAGAGGTTGATTTGTTCTTGATCTGCTTGAGGTTCCACGTGAACCCGTTCTCAAATGTGGACGGCGAGCGCTCGAAGATGTTGTGAAGCTCCATGAACGAGGTCTTCGCCTGCTCCTCAGTGGTCGCGGCCACGTTGATGTCGTATTCGAGGATTCCGTTCGCCTTGCTCATCAGGCAGAAGGCCACGAACGTTATGAATCCGTTCTTTCCGAACCCTCGCCCGACGTAGAGGAAGAGCTTGTCGAATCGCGGTACGCACTCTTCCGTGTACAGGCACAGCGAGAGCGCGAGCATGAACCGCTCAACGCAATCGAGGTCGAACGGGAAGAGCTTCTGGTACCCGAGGTATCGGTCAAGTCGCTCGCGATCGAACCAAAGACGCTCGTTCGCGAAGACACGCCGCACCATCTTGCAAAGCAGGTGCTGCTCCTCGCACGCGACGATCTTTCCGTCCTCCACCATGTGCAGCCATTCGGCGACCTCGGGGATGGCTTCGGGGTCAATTACGGAAAACTTACTCTTTGCCACATCAGAAGTCCGTTTCCTCTTCCTTGGCCTTCGCTTCCCTAGCTGCCTTGCGCCTGCGCTCGACGGGTCCCAGGATTTCGAGGTACTCGCGGATGGCGAAGTCGAGCGCTTTTGAGTTCGGCTTTTCGTCCATGGCGGCTCGCATGAGAGACTTCTTGAGCTTCGCCTTGCCCACGAGCTCGTACTTGCGTACGACTCGGGCGAACGTCATGTTTGGGCCGAACGCCTTACGGCAGAGGTAGTTGAGGTCGTCCCTCTTGCAGTCCATGAACGCACAGACCGTCTCGGGGTCGTTGTTG